TCAACGTTCATTTGGCATCCGCTGAATACGGCACCATGACACAACAGGATGCCATGGGCCGTACTCTCTTTAATATCGATGTAGATGTTTCAGGTACTGATGTATCAGCAAAGCCCGGCGTTCCTGCGGTTCCAGGTGGACTTGATGCCATGAACAGGCTTCATAAATACTTGGCGATTATCGGATATATATTCAGAACACCCTATTACAGGATGTTGGGATACCCGGCAGGGACATTCGGTGGCACTTATGTAGAGCAACTTTTAATACAGGAACCAGTCCTTAAAGAAGATACTGATTATACCGCTTTTGGACGTATAGTGCTGGCCGTTCGCATCCATGAAGGCACTGAAGTACCACAGGGAGTTCCTCTCCAAATTAATAATACTCAGGTATTTCTTGATTTAACCGAAAAAGGTTTTAAATTTGTTTTTAACAATCCATAAAATTAAAGTAATGGCAACAGCAATATCAATCGCGATAGGTTCTAACCGGGAAAGCCGGGTATCTGGTTACCAGATAAACAAAGGTAATTTCAACCTGGCTATACCTAATTTGCCACAGCAGATTGCCATATTAGCCGAAGCGAACCACGCCAACCAGGGAACTATCCCGCTGGCGAGCGATGGAGTAACTCCTGCTCCTTTTGAGGTTACAAGTGCAGCGCAGGCTGCAGCTACATTCGGTTATGGATCTCCTATACATCATATTTGCCGTATCTTATTCCCGATTTATAGTTCAGGAATTGGATTGCCCGTTGTTGTTTTTCCTCAATTGGAGGGATCAGGCGCTTCCGCATGGTCACAAACATTAACCATTACCGGAACACCTACTACTAATGCTACCCATTATTTAAATGTTAATGGCCGCGAATCATTGGATTTTCAATCGTATGCGGTAAGTATTGTATCAACAGATACTGATACGACTATCGCAGCAAAATATGTTGCAGCCATATCTGCTGTTTTAGGAGCGCCGGTTACCGCGGCAAATACTGCTGGGGTTATAACGTTCACTTCAAAATGGTTTGGACTAACCGCTAACGAAATAAGCATTACAGTTGATACCAATGGAAATGCCAACGGCTTAACATACGCACAGAATACTGCTACAGCAGCTGTGGGTACGCCGGTATTAACAGGCTCATTCGGACTATTCGGAGGCAATTGGTACACAAACGTGATTAACAGCTATGGTTATTCAGTGCCAGCCACTTTAGGTTTATTGGAGCAATTTAACGGCGTTCCTGATCCTGTTAATCCTACTGGCTTATGGTCACCTACTGTATTTACACCTTTCATGGCGTTCTTTGGCGATTGCAAGGATACCACAGTTTCGGCGCTTACTGCCATTACAGATGCTGCTGCGCGTAGAAGCCAATGTACAAACGTGCTTTGCCCGGCTCCGGCCAGTTCCGGTTTCTCATGGGAAGCTGCTGCAAACATTGTAATGTTGTTTGCTCCAAAAATGCAAAATACCCCTTACTTAGATATTAACAACCAATCATACCCTGATATGCCGGTTCCAGTTAACCAGGTTATCGGTGACGAATCTATTTATAATAACAGGGATTTACTTGTACAAAAAGGATGTTCGACTGTAACGCTTGAAAATGGTGCTTACGTAGTTCAGGATCTGGTTACAACTTATCATCCAACCGGTGAAGTTCCTTTGCAGTTTAGCTATTGCAGGAACCTGAATGTGGATTGGAACATTAAAGATGCTTACGGTATTGCCGAAACGCTTTATGTGAAAGATCATGTTATCATAGCTGATGGCCTGGCAACGTCTTTACAGAATGCTATTAAGCCGTCTGAGTGGAAAGCTGATATTTTCGACTTGTTAGATACCATGGAGGAAGATGGCCTTATCACTAATGCAGCTTTCAGCAAAGCGAGTGTACAGGTTCAGGTAGATCCGAATAACCCTAACAGGTTTAATACTGTCTTTAACTATATGCGTACAGGAATTGCCCGCATAGAATCAACTACTGTTTACGCAGGTTTTAACAACTAATTTTAAACTCAATAACCATGGCAATTTATATAACCGGTGATGTAATTGAAGTAGTAGTCAATCACCCTGTATTAGGCAGTTACCGCTTTTCACCAAAGGCTAATGAAGCTTTCACGCTTGATAAGGGCGGCATCCGTACGGATGATGATGAAGGTTCAATCACAGGCGGCGGCCAGGGTATTTATAAAAAGAACATGAAGCGCTGGTCCATTGAGGGGCCGGCCGCGGTTGATTTTCTTTCTGACAATGAAATGGGTGGCCTTAACGCGCTATCTGCTTCACCAGTTGAGGGGATCATCACCATTACACATATTTCAGGTCAGATATATAAAGCCACAGGAATGCCAGTAGGTGATCAGAAAACTGATACAAACACCGGTACCGTTTCTATGAAATTTGCTGGTGGTGGCAACCTGGAACCATTGGTTACGAACTAATTTTAAATCTCTCTCATATCATGTCATTACCAAAGAACAATCATTTAACAAATGCTATTGAATTAGCAAATCTACCGGAGGGCCATGTTATTGCTAAATCGGTAGCTATCCAGGAACTTAAACCATTTATTGAATACCACCAGGATCGCTCATTAACAGATGAAGAAATTACTGACGGTTATCCGGATGTGCTTATTGCTATCGAACGTGGCATGTTCGATTTATCAAATCCAGATGCGCCAGTATTAACACTTAAGTCACCTTTCAAACTTGAAAATGGGGAAGTTGTGAGGCCTAATATCACATTTAAAACCCGAATGAAGGCCTCTGTTAAAGAATCGCTTTTCAAAGGTGTGAATATAGCGCAGGAGCAGCAGAAATACATGAATATTTCTAAAGCGTATTTTTGCGGGTTGCCGACCAAATCCGAACTTGATGCTTTCGGTAAATTCGATGAAAAGGTTACCGATCAGATAATATCGCTTTTTATTTAGACCAAAGTTCTATACTGAGCTTTGGTAATATAGTAGTTAGCGTTGCGAGGGCATATACATGGGCTAGTCCTGCAGTGATAGATGAAATGTACCTGGATGCAAAAGATCATCATGGATTAGGCTACTGGTATAATGACATTAAAGCGCAGCACGAACAAATCGAAAAGATGAAGCCTAAAAAATAAAGACTATGCCAGCAGGAATGACCGTACCAACCGTATTTACAGCAGTAGACAAATTTTCTTCTGTGGTTGGTAAAATGGGCAAAAGTTTAGGCGGCTTCGTAAAAGGAGCCGCTTTCGGCATTTCAAGGCTCAACGAAAAGTTTAATAGCTTTTTCAAGTTAGGCGATCTATCCAAACAATTTCTGAGTTTAGCGAGTACGGCGGCAATAGCTGCCCTGATCATTAGCGGGATAAAGTTTAGCGCGAAGTCCCTCATGGATTATGATAAGGCAATAGCTCAGTTGCATAACACTTTATATTCAGTTGGGGGAGGTGGGTTCGCTGCGTTCCAAAAGTCCGTTGAGCAAACAGCCAGATCCACTGATTCGAGTACGATTGATATAGCCAATTCTTTTAGGACTATTGCGGGCCTCGATCAAAGTTTAGCTAAAACACCAGGTTCATTGGCTGCAGTTTCAAAAGCGGCATTGACATTATCCCGCGCCACAGATTCAGAACTTACACCCGCTACTGAGGGATTGGTAGGTGTGATGCACATATTCGGGCTACAAGCTAACCAGGCTAACCGAATTGTTAATGTATTGGCGGCCGCTCAGGTTAATGGCGCTGGCACTTTGGAAGATCAGGTAGAGAACTATAAGAAGTGGGGCGTAGTCGCTAAATCTGCTAATATTACCCTGGAACAATCTGCGGGCATCAATGCAGTATTCGGCCAGTATCTACAGAAAGGAACTGAATCGGCTACCACTTTAAGAACTGCCATTATCCGGCTACAGAAAGCAGGTGCCGGTTACAAAAGCGGCATATTCAATATTAATGATGCGCTGGGCCAAACCATAGGATTCTATAATAAAATAAAGAATCAGCGCGGTAAAGATGATTTCCTTATTAAGCTATTTGGCCCGCGCGGTGCAAGTGCCGGACGAATATTGCTCGACAATGCGCAGAAAATAAACGATGTTACTAAATCGGTAACAGGTACCAATACGGCTTTTGACATGGCCAGCCGTAATATGAATACCGTTTATGGATTGCTTGATCGCATCAAAAATAAGTGGGTAACATTTATTACCACGAATGATGATTCCAATAAGGCCATGAATAAGTTTAAAGATATTCTCCGGTACGTGATCATTAATTTTGACAGTATAATAAGCACAGCCATAACCGTTGTTAAGTGGTTCTTAATATTTAAGACTGCTGTCTATGCTATCAATGTATCTTTGGGTATATACAACGGAATTGCTGCTATAATGGCTGCCACCACAACTGCTGTAGGAGCAGCGGCGAGTACATCTGCAGTTCAAGTTTCCGGCTTTGGTGGCATGATATCTACGGTAAGCACTGAACTTGCTATTGCTGATACTGCGGCCGCTGGATTCTTTGCAACATTGAGCGCGTTCGTTATACCGGCAGCTCTTGTGGCATTAGGCGGTTTGGCTATATGGAAAGTTTTGCAGGGCAATAAAGAAGTACAGGCACATTCCGCTGCCGTAAATAGAGAACAAACTTTTAACAGAAATTCACCTGAAGGTTTAATAAGCCAGTTTGGAAATAAGAAAGAGGAAAACGCTTATCAATCCTGGTGGTTAAGCCAGGTTAAGGGCCATCCAAATATGCCTGAAACTTCATTTAGCAGATCTCAGTTCGACAAACAATTCGGAGCTGGTTATGATACCAAAAAGATATTTGATCCATCTTTGGTAAGCAATGGCGCTTTACTGGCACCTGCAACGCATGCGCAGGTAACACATAGCACAGCTACTACTCAAAATAATCTGAGTATAGATATTAATGATCCGGGAAATCATGTTGCAGGAGCCAATATGCAAGGCCCTACGCCAATTAAAATGAATATCACATCCACTATAGGCAAGCAGAAACCATGAACACACCTATAAGCCAGGATATATCCATATATGAATCAGGAAGCGGTGGCGAAATAGTTATCGCGGGTAATGATATTGCTTTGGCAGAAGTGCTATTGCAGCAAGCCTACCTATGCATGTTTGGAGGTAACACTGAAGCTGATACTACTGGAAATGAAATTGATGGAGTGGCCAGATATGATTGGTGGGCCAATAGCCTCATTTTTGCCAATGATCCTGCAAAACAGTTTAATTCACAAACCGAAAGGGCGCTTG